TTCCTTCTCAACCGTTCCTCCGCAGGCGTTATTGGGTTACGGATGTGAGTTATACTTAGTGCGCCTGGAAATACTGTTTTCCTCATCTTGATGGTCTCGTAAGTGCAACAATATTATAACCCTTATCAATTCTCAAATACCGCATCTGTGTTTGTTTAGCACTATCTACCCATGAAGTTGATGTTGTATCAAGTTGTGTGTTGAAATTGATATATGTTGTGGGCAAGTCAACGGGGGTTGGTGCTTCTTTTAAATACTGTGCTTTATTCACATCGGGTGTCCACCATGACGTTTTGTTTTGACAAAACTTACTGGGTTGTAATCCAGCTTTCTTTGTGTTGCTATCCTCAAGGAAATGGAATGTGGAACAATCTTTATCTGTTACTGCACTAGCAATATGGTCAGTTGAAGTCTTTTGTGTTGTTATGAGACTTGCAACGTCAACGGTTGTCTTTGTTTGCATAATCAATTCGGCTGTCCATGATGATATTAAACCACCAGCTACCTTAGTTAAAACTCCAGAACAACCAGACAACAGAAACATACCTATAAACGTAAGCATATACAAGCTAACTAGGAACTTTCCTCTATCATTTAGTGGTGTCATTGTTTGTACTCCTTTGGAACTTTACCATAACCAACTACTCTGTCCCATTGGCGTTGTGTGTATTTATTAGTAATGTGATTTGCCTCTCTCATTCGTTGTACGAGTCTCACCGACCTACCACCAACTTGGTGATACCATCTGCTATCCTTCATCTCATCTGCTGCTGTTTCCCAATCACGGGATTTGACGGCCGCAATCATGTTCTTGAATTTACCAAATCTTGTTTGGCCAAGATTAAACGCCATGTTAAGTAGGACGTGTTGCACATCCTCTGGATACGTATAAAAATCTGAAAATGTCTTATGACAAGTTACGGTCGCTTCGTCAAGGTCTTTCAGGAAAAGCACATCGCACAATTCTTCTGATATAGTTTCGCCCACATGATAGAGGAAATTGTCCTTCGGTTCTATCAAATGACCTATACCGACGGTGGGATAACCTTCTGAATCTAGATAAACGTCAAGCCTAATGCCCTCATCATCAATTAGTTCAGTTTTCAACTGTTCTAAGTTCATAATATACTCCTTTTGTTAGAGGGTGAGGGGAACCCCGCAGCTGCCTCTCGGCAGCCGAGAGATTGGGGCTCCCCTCTGGACTCGCAGCAAAACCCCTTATTATGGACTGCGAGTCATGTTAGTTAGTCCTTCCCTTTAATGTCAACCTTGGTAGGTTTCTTTGATTCGGGAATAACATTCTCTAAAAACACCTTCAATAGTCCATTGACCATTTCGGCGTGCTTCACCTCAACATGGTCTGCTAAAGTATATGCCCGGGTAAATTCACGGTTTGAGATCCCTTTGTACAGGAACCCAAGACCCTTCTCCTCATCAGTTTCATCAACAGATTCGGACTTACCAGTAATCCGTAACGTATCACCCTCAACATTCACTTCGACTTCACTCTTACTGAAACCAGCAATTGCTAGTTCAATAACATATGTGTCATCTCCAGTTTTCTTTATGTTGTATGGGGGATAGCCCGGGATGTATTTACCAAGTTGGTTGTGGGCTGATTCCAGTTGTTCGACAACTTTGTCGAAGCCTACTGTCCACAATCCCATGTCTTTTGTATTAAAGTTTCCCAAACTCGGCCAATCTCTAAAGTTCATTAGATTATTCATTTTTATTGCCTCCTTATAAAGCAAGGTTAATATTCGTAGGAACCCACGCAGGCATTCCTACAACTGTATTATATTTATAACACACTTTACAGTAAATGGCAAGTAAATTAAACAACTGGTGACCCGTAACCCCAACCGTAAGGGACGGGACCTGAAAATGCGACCACATCACCCTCATCCACAGTGAAACCTAGTCGGGGACCACCGTTTATATGGGGGGTGATGTCTCGTCCGTTGACCAGCACCAGAAAAACTTCACTGGATGGAATGCCACAACGGTTCAGGATGTCACCTATACTGGTCCCTGCTTCCACTTCCATGGATCCATGACCATCATATGAGGATAGACTGTTGAATAGACGTACTTCTATAGTGAGAACGCAGTCACCAGAGTTGTGACCGATATTATACTCCGGTTGAGCCAAAACCATCGGAACCTCTTGTGGTATCATCAAGTTCTTCTTTCAAGTCCCATTCGATTTGGGGCACCATCTGTGGCACCATTTGTGCAATTCGGTCACCCGGATTGACACGGAAACCTTCCATTTTGCTGTGATTTATGAGGATAACCTTGATTTCACCACGATAATCACTATCAATTGTTCCGGGTGTGTTCAGAACTGTAATATGGTGTCTTGCTGCGAGTCCAGAACGGGGTCGGATTTGTAACTCAAACCCTATGGGGAGTGATACGGAAATACCACACGGAATGATTGCCATGTTGTCTTGTAGGTTAAATTTGCTTCTGGGGATGATAATAGGCCAATCAATCGCAGCATACAGGTCCATGCCGACGGAGTGTTCTGTCTCATACGAGGGCAGTTTCACAAAGTTGGATAGCGCCTTCACACCTACCGTGACAGGTGGCTTTCTCGTTTTATATACAATACCTATTTTCTTTTTCCTATATTATACTTCGCTGAAAGAGTCCATTCCTCTTTCTCACTGAATGGTAGAATTTTTATCTGGTTCAAAGATGCCATTGGTTCGTCTTCTATCCACGGGTTCACTAATTTTACCAAGTCCCATTCGTCTAATAGGTTTGCTATGGAGTTTCTCCTAGCAATATCATTTGATGATATGTTGGTTGGTTTTCCGTCAAGGGCAAATAGTTCTTTGAAATGAACTATCGCATACTCTCCCTGTTTATGTAGAATGTGGCAAGACTGGTATAAGGTTTTCGTTTTCTTGGAAGCAACACCCATTCTTGTTAGGGTTTCTCGCACTTTCAAAAAGTCTTGTTCGTTTTCTAATGTCACTTCCACTCCCACACCTAGTTCATCAAAAACTCCCATTTAGTTGTCTCCTCTTGTGTTCTTATTGTCTGCCACCTTTGTCATTTTTATACGCAATAACTTCCAGTTCCGCATCAGTCAATATACTCAAGGCTTCCAAAGTTTTCTTATTGTTATATCCATAATACTCTTGAACTATCTTAAAGTTTTTCTGAGTGTCCTTTTTAGCCCATTCGGTAAACCTACTTTTAGGTCTAATAGTATTTAGGTAAAAATCATTCTTTAGTTTAGCAGGAATATCATAGTATTGGTTCATTTGGTTAGCAAACCAGATGGTGTCATGGAAATAGGAGAACGTTCTATGGATAAGAAAAGAGTGTGATTCAAATCCTTTTTCCATCAGGTCGGGGTCATCCGAATCACGGATGATGTCCTGACCTCTGTTAATTGCTTTCACATAATCAAACGGATTCATCTTTATATTATCTCATATTTAAGGTTATAAGTCAAGAAAAATTGGGGCAGGATTCTTTTTTTATATCACTATATGCTTTAACTAATACTGACTTTCCACCGACATTTGGAGCTCCCATATTAGAAATATATTTTGTCCAATCAATTTGTTCTAATAGTTCTCTAACATATGGTTTTTTAGCCACAAACAAAAAATGTGTAGTTGTGTTTACTGGTACATCTTCCATTTCGCATACTTGGATTTTGCCCCAATACTTTAAAGCAAACTCCCAATATTCTTTCTTCTCTAGTTGTTCTCTTACAATAGATGTTCGAGCAACATTATCACAAGTCAAAAACATATCGAAATCTGGATGTGATGTTGGTGGAGCTTTTTGTATTCTCAAATTTTTACCTAAAGGAGTTTTAGACCAAACTTGCATACAACAATTAACATCATATGCTTTGCCGTCAGCTACAAAACTGTCCTTAGGTAATAACTCACTAAAGTATAAACCAAACTGGGGATCAAGACCTTTATGTACTTTCCATGAAGTGTGCCATTTTGCCGGAACAATAAAAGCAATCAAATCGCTAAACTTTCCAGCATGATTGAAAAACTTTTTTGCCAGAGGGTTCATGTAACCAGAACCGAATGGTGGATTTCCTACACACGCAACTCTAATATTATTGAACAAAGGACTCCAATTTATATCATATTCAAAAAAGTCTTGTTTAGTAATGTGGTGTAAGTATGCTGAACCGTCATTCTCGGGTTCTATGTCTAACCCTAAAGCTGTATCTGGTAAAAACTGAAGAATATTACCACAACCAGCTGACGGCTCTATTACCATATCGAACTCATCTAACGGCGCCAGTTTATTGATAACATCAACAAACTTTTTGGCTATCTCTGGTTTTGTGTAGAACTTATCGTACTCCATTAGTTGTTACCTTTCTGTCCACACAACGGAGGAATAGTTCCTATGCAGTCTTTATAAATCTCCATCAATCTCGCTTCATATGCGGGAGCAACTTGTGCTCTGGCTCGTAAGACTTTACCACCAACCTTTTCTGTCTTTGCATAGACTTCACCAATCTGGTAGCCATAAATCTCAACTTCACAATCCTTATCAAGTGCCAGATAATTACATTCGGTCAGGACAAAGTTTGTGGTAGAACAACTACCCTTAGTCATTGCTTTTTTGGTTCCACAATTATAAGAACCAAATCGACCAGATAAACTATCACTAGTCATTCCCAATTTTACAATCCAACCATCATAGACTATAACATATACCCATTCACCTTTCATAGACCATAGTTTTTCCTTACCGGCAATAGGTTTGTAATCTACAACTTTTCCAAGCCAGTTTGAACCCTTAATAAAAGTTCTTCTGCTGTTAGGGAAATTCTCCTCTGTGTTCAAAACACAATCAGCTATTTTGGTGAATTTGAGTCCACACTTTTTGGAGAAATTCTTAATTGTCATTTGGTCCGACATATCAAACACAAAGTCTCCATTCTTAAAAAATTTAACAACGTCCTCATAAAACTTCTTTAAGTTGTTGCCGCCTGCTTTAGGATAGTTCATACTATTTAAACTCCACGTTCATCATAATTTCTGTGAGCATCGCAACGGTGTTGATTTCGGTGTCGGATGCGAAGGCGTTCTTGTACTGGTATTCTGCCAGTGTG